CGTGATGATAGTGAAACAGGCACACTGACACCCAGGGTTGGGTGGTCATCATCACAAAGTGATGATAGTGAAACAGGCACACTGCATGTGGTGTGCGGCCAGGCATAAAAAAACCCACCCACCTTGCGGCGAGTGGGTACGGGGTCAAGCGGCGTATGCAGAGCCAAATTGGTGATTACTTGCGAAATCATTGACCTTTGTATCTGCAAGTTCAGCGAGTTCGAGCGCCTTCTCATCGAGGGCAACTAAAACATCCGGTAGGTCCATGAGTTGATGTACATGCTCCCATACTCCAGGTTCTACCTCAGCTTTCTCAGCGTATAAGTAGAGTGGGTCGAGATCAGTCATGTAGCTCATCTGACCGCAGAGCCAGGTGTGGAGCTCGTTTAATGTCGCCCAGTCATCCATGAGCGTATCCTCGCAATTGCGCATGCAGGCGGTTTCTAAAAGGCCAGCCTGTTCTGCAACGGACTGCGAGAAGTCAATCCCGTTGGCTTGCTCTTCTGCCTGCCCAGAGCGAATTACAGTGCGAGCGGCCCAGCAGCAGTTGTTCATCATGCTCTGCACAAAGCTCAACATGTGCTCAGGCTTCTCAGACATGACCTCTATAGGGATGCCGTTGCGATTAGCTTCCAGTCTACGGCGAGTCCGTTCCTTTGTTAGCTGCACAAAGGTCATGGCGATGCGGTTAGCGACGTGCTCAGCATCTTGGCGTTGTACCATGCCAGCGATAATGCCATTGCGTCCGCCTTGCTTAGAGTCGGCTTTTGTAACAACTGTATCGATAAAAGATGATAATTTGTTCATGTGTAGTCCCCTCCTGGGGTAAGTAATCAAAAGTTTAATAGTTCGAATAGTTCAGTTTTTTGGTTATCAGTGAAGCAGTCCCATTTATCCTTAATGGTAGTGCGATTTAGTTGGTTAAATTCTATTGAAGATCCGCAATTCTCAGCGTTGACAGTACGTTCATAAGCTCCGAGTGCTAACCAAAGAGCTATGTAGAGTTCACGGCTTACGGTCATGCACTCGGCTACTTCGTCACATGAGTACAAGTCAGCCATCTCTGGTATTTTCAAGGTGCCCTCCAGGCGGAACGTGCCGAAGCACTGTGGACTGCGTCAAGTACCCAGAGGGAGCCATCGTCTCCAACAGAGTGATCACAATTAGCATAGCTAATATCATCGACCAAAGCTATGACGTCGTCGTAATTTAGTGCAGATTCCTCATAGTCATAATCGATTAGTGACCAGCGATCTACGTTAAGGCTTATTGTGTGCATGGTTCGCGCTCCTATCTACGTGAGTAATCGTCATAATCGACGGCTGCAGAGACATTGGATGCCTCTTCAATGTTATCTAATGATTCGCCCTGCCAAATCTCAATGGCAACGAGGGCAGTCATCAGTAGTTTATCGATGTGCTTGTTAAGGAAACCAGAGGCTCGATCTACATGGGGCGTGGTTCGCGCTTTAAGTTCGTCAGCTTTAGAGTATAACTCAGATGCTTTGATCTTAGCGTTCTCGATATGGTCGTTCATTTGATATCTCCTCGGTTAAAGCAAGTGTATGTATCTTCCCAAGTGCCATGAATGCAGACAAAGTGGGATGGTACTTCGGATACGGATGTTGCGTTGTTTTCAAGGTACTTACCGTAAGCTACCGATCCGAATAGGACAGTCGATAAGATCAGGGCAAATACCCAGTTGAGTTTCAATAATCTAAGTAATGTGTACATATAAACTCCAAAATATGGATGAATTAAGCCTCAAGGGCATAAATACGACCCGACTCGCGATCGAGGAACGAGATCGTGAAACATGGGCTGTGAAACGTGATTCGTGTGTACGATTTATGCACACGTGTACAAAAAACGTACGATTTGTGTCAGTTGTGTCAGGTAGCGAGGGCTTTGTGTCAGGCTTGTGTCAGGAACGAAATGACATCAAAGCCACTGGAAATGCGGCTTTTAGCGTTTTGTGTCAGATGTGTCAGGTAAAAATACAAGTTCAATTTTGACACTTAAAAATAAGAGAATTTAGAAAGTGTTGAAAACGAACTTGAAAAAGCCGACACAACCGACACATCTGACACAAAACAACATAAGTCCTTGATATAAAAGAACATATTTTGTGTCAGATACGCGCCTGAACTTGACACAAGCTTGACACAGCTGACACAAGACTACATTACCCCGTTGAAGGCGAGGCACTTGGCTACCGTGAGCACGAGCATCGCACCGAGGAACATGATGTCTGAGTCGCTGACCGTGAACCGTGACCCACGACGACGCCTAGTTCTTGATAGTTTCATGGGTTTTCTCCGTTAGAGTTTCATGGTGTGGTGGTTGAGAGCCTTGAACCGTGCTTCACGGTCATCGAACCCCATGCGTATGTATCGTGCATAGATCTTCTTCAGCTCTGATGCGTTGTTCGTTGTTCGTGGAGCGCGACCGAAGGTCGTGGTTCGCGGTTGATTGCCTGGGTATCTCATGCAACACCTCCACACTTCGTCCAGTGCTTGAGCTGAATAAGCCCAGCTGTTTTGATCTGAGCAATAGCCCAGTCAACCTGCTCAGCAGCGATCGGCGTGTTGAGCTTGTACACGTTACCGTTCTTGATCTTTGCGTAGATCGCTGACGTGGTCGTGCCTTTACGTACGAACATTGGGATTGCTTGGGACATGATGTATCTCCTGATTAGATTGATTGACTCATTCAACCAATACCCAAACCAAACTGACCGTGGATCACGGAACGTGAGCCACGTAAAACGAAACACGAGCTATGAAAAACGGACAAGGTTCCAGAAGCCAAAAACCAAAAGAAGGTTCCACTCCCACGAATCGGGGAACGTGGTGCGTTGTGAGGCGAGAGGGAGATAGTCTGTGAGCGATATAGAAAATATTTTTATATTTTTTTTTCTAAAAATTATTTTTTCTAAAAAAATCAAGTCGTTATTGATTAGTAGTGCTAATATCGCGCTATGGAGAACCATAAAGCGTGTAACATGTGCGGGGTGCTTAAACCTCTCAGCTTGTTCCCTACAGGCGAGCGAAAAACGTGCAGAACCTGTAAGATGCGCAAGCATGAGCAAACCTGTTCACTAAGCCATCAAGCTTTTTTAGCGTCGTTGCATGGTAAGGCTAAGTCGTCCGTGAAAAACGGTAACCGTGCGGAGCATATCGATTTCACAATAACGATTCAGGATCTAGTGGACCTCTGGCTTGCACAGAAAGGTAGGTGCGTAGTGTCTGGCGTTTTCCTAACGCACCATAAAGACGGTAGCGGGACTAAAGAATTCAACGCTTCTATCGACAGAATATCAAATAAGCGTGGATACTCACCAGAAAACGTAAGATTAGTGTGCTATCGCGTCAATATGATGCGCAGTGTGTTGCCTGAAGACATGTTTTATTGGTGGGTCAAGACAATTCACGATTTTTCTTGCGATTGATTATTAGTACAGCTAATATGCCATATGGATCTAATAGAAGTGTTATCGGTCGAAGGTCTTGACGAAGCTGTTCTTGGGACCGCGATCCGTGGTTCGCGAGAAGTGCTCGCGTATGACTACCGTAAAGTTGTGACTATCTTCTTGTCACACGGAAGAACAATAGAAGATATAGAAGAGTATATAGCATCGGTAGCATCTCAAGAGTTTGAGGGTGCGCCGATTTTTGTATATCTGGACAATACCAAGAGCCCATATGCAAATAACCAAGAGCCTGGAATCACCGTCCACTGACCTAGTCAGCTCGCACACGGAGTTCGAATCACACATGCCTTATATGGGCTTGGTGCGCGGTTCGGTCACGATACAGCAGGAAAAGCTGGTCATGCTCATCGTTAGCGGGATGAGTGTCGCCGCTGCTGGTCGTGGTGCTGGGTACTCTTGCCCCCAAACGGCGTATGCGGCATCAAAACTCCCCGCTGTACAGCAAGCAATCGAATATTACAGAGAAGAGATGCGTGAAACGGTGAAGTTCACCAATCAAAACGCGCACATGATGTATATGGAGGCTTATAGCGCCTCAGCGACTGCTACCGAAATGAAGAACACCACCGATTCGTTGGTCAAGCTGCACGGTTTGGCTGCACCAGACAACGCAACGCAAGTAAACATCAACATTAATGGCACCAAGCAGCTCGAACGCATGAGCGACGAAGACCTGTTGAAGATCGCAGGTAAAGAACTCGACTACTTAGAACCAAGGAGCGACTAATTATGCTTAAAAAGAAACCTAAGCCTAAGCCTAAACCTAAACCTAAACCTTACTAATGCCTATGACTTTTCAAAGAAGAAGCCTTGCTGATAAATGACTGAAGTAAGTCAGGTTACATGCATACGTTGTAAAGCATCGCACCCTGAGTCGCTGTACTCGGGGGGTGATCGCCTATGCGTGTACTGCAAAGCGGATATCGCGGAGCAGGAACCGCTGCCCGCGCCTGTTGTTCCCGAAAAAGCAGCTGACACAACGCTTGAGGAAAAGGCTCGGGCAGAACTAGCGCTGCGCCACCTGACCCGCAAGCGGCTGTTGCCGTTTGTCGAACGGTTCAACCCTGATTATCAAGCGGGCTGGGTACACAAAGATATATGTCGCCGACTAGAGGAGTTTTCTCGTGATGTTGCAGCTAAAAAATCGCCTCGCCTCATGCTCTTCATGCCTCCGCGACATGGGAAATCAACGCTTGCGTCAATTGCGTTCCCTGCGTGGCACCTTGGCAGACACCCTGAGCACGAGTTCATCAGCTGTTCGTACTCGGGTTCTCTTGCTATGGCGTTCAGCCGTAAGGTTCGCGGGTTATTACGTGAAGATGGATATAAGACGGCTTTTAAAACCCGCCTCGACCCGCAGTCGCAGTCTGCTGAGGCATGGCTTACTACTGTTGGTGGCGGTTACGTTGCTGCTGGCGTTGGGGGTGGTATTACTGGTAAAGGGGCTCATGTCCTTGTCATTGACGATCCGGTAAAGAACCGTGATGACGCCGAAAGCCAGAACAATCGAGACGCTAATAAAGATTGGTATACGTCAACGGCGTATACCCGTCTGGCTCCTGGTGGCGGGATACTCGTTATTCTTACCCGCTGGCACGATGATGATCTTGCCGGTTGGTTGCTGAAGTCTGCGGCAGATAACGGCGAGCAGTGGGAGGTTGTTAACTACCCCGCTCGAGCAGAGGTCGACGAAGAGTTTCGTAAGCAGGGTGAGGCGCTTCACCGTGAACGCTACGACGAAGAGGCCTTGGCCCGTATAGAGCGAGCCGTAGGCCCTAGAGACTGGTCGGCGCTGTACCAGCAGAACCCCGTGGCTGACGATGGTGAGTACTTCACACGGGACATGATCAACTACTACGACCGTGATGAGGTTGACCACGACCGCATGAAGTTCTACTGCGCGTGGGATTTGGCCATTGGTAAGAACGACCGCAATGACTACACCGTAGGTATGGTCATAGGTGTGGATGAGCACGACTGCCTGTACGTGGTTGACGTTGTACGGGGCAGGTTCAACGGCTTTGAGTTGGTAGAGCAGATACTGGATCTGTATGAGCTGTGGAAACCGTCCATCATAGGTATTGAGAAGGGTCACATTGAGATGGCCCTTGGGCCGTTCCTCGAGAAGCGTGTACGAGAACGCGGGTTGTACGAGGCGTATTTTAAAGATCTAAAGACAGGTCGTAGAGATAAAGAG